GGTCAGATCTGAGCGGTACTCAGCAACTAGATAAACTTAATACTTGGAATGATATTATTTACTCGCCTCTTCAATCAGACGCATCTGATTTTAGAGTCAGAGATAAATTTCAAACATTCTCTGACAACTCAATAAAAACAACTCTTAAAATAGAAAATGGTCCTTTTGCGAGGCTAATCAGAGCTTTATCTTTCTTTGCCTACGATACAGATAGCAGCGCAGACGACTTGTCAACTTTGTATGACATAGACGAATGTCCTGATGAGCTTCTACCCTTAATAGCACAGCTAATAGGTTGGGACTTGTTTGGTAAGGATCCAATAAAGTGGCGGCTTCAGTTGCGAAACGCTGTAAGTATCTACAAAAGTGTAGGAACTAAAAAGTCGATTCAAAGTACCGTAAACACAATATTTCCAAAAGGTCAAAGTCCTGTAGAGAATAGGGTCATAGAGCTATGGGAATCCTATGTTCCATATCTAATTTACTACGCATTAGCCACAAACTCTGAATATTTCAAGAATTTTGAAACCTGGACACCTGACTTAGCCACTCAGCTAAATGTTGAAGGCTACTCCACATCCAGCTTAGACGATAATATCCGAATGGCTGTTGATAACATTATCTTGGAGATAATTGAAGAGTTCCCTGATCAGATCCCATTGAAGAAATTTTTAGATGAGGCAAATCCTGTCTTCTCGTATAGAGGCAGAGACTTTCCAATACCTCCCTTTGAAGAGTTTCCTTATTACATCAACTGTGAGATAGGAAGCAGGCAAATAGAGTTTATAGCCAGTAGGTTAGGTTGCTACGGTTGCACACCCGATTTCGCACAGAGCGTTAGCTCTTACATAACATCTACCGCCATAACAGAAGATACTGAA